AGTGTAAAACGAGAAGAACCTATTTAGGTGGAAGTTCGAGAATAGGTGTAGATCAACATTTCTGTAGATTTAAAGATAGTTCTCAAACAATTCCTAATTATAATGGTGATAATTGGACAGGTAAGACAGATGGTTTCCATTTAGATGTAAATGCAAATGGTGCAGAAATTGATTTACCTGATAGTACAGTATATGTACCGGAACTTCAGGTTGGGGTATCGGCATTTACTACTGACAATAGTTTAGAAAACGGACCATATGAAAGATTATCCGCAAGAAAATTCACTTTTACATCTTATGGTGGATTTGATGGATGGGATATATACAGAGAAAGTAGAACTAATGGTGATTCTTACACTATTAACGGAACAGACGGTAAACAAGGAGAAATTGTAAATACCTTCTACCCTTCAACAACAAGTGAAGGTGATATAGGTAACACTTCTGATTACTATTCATTCCTTAACGGTATTTATACCTATAATAATCCAGAATCAGTTAACGTTAACGTATTCGCATCTCCAGGGTTAGACATTATCGATCAAACTTCTTTAGTTGAAAACGCAATTGATATGATTGAAACTGATAGAGCAGATTCACTTTACATTATTACAACACCAGATGTTGATAGTGGTGGTGAACCTATGTCTGCAGACGATGCGGTTGCATTTGTTGAAGATTCTGCGATTGATAGTAACTATTCCGCCACATACTGGCCATGGTTACAAATGAATGATACTGAAAATAATCAATATGTTTGGTTACCACCAACATTAGAGGTTGTTAGAAACATTGCCTTAACTGATAACGTTGCATTCCCTTGGTTTGCATCTGCCGGTTTAAACAGAGGTACAACAAACGCTATTAAAGCGAGAGTTAAACTAACATTAGATCAAAGAGATACTCTATATGAAGGTAGAATTAACCCAATGGCAACATTCTCAGATGTAGGAGTTGTTATATGGGGTAATAAAACATTACAAGAAAAAGAAACGGCATTAAATAGAATTAATGTTAGAAGATTATTACTTCAAGCGAGAAAACTTATATCTGCAGTTTCTATTAGATTATTATTCGAACAAAATGACGAAGTAGTAAGAAATCAGTTCTTATCATTGGTAAACCCAATCTTAGATAATATTAGAAAAGAAAGAGGTTTAACTGACTTTAGAGTTGTATTAGATGATACACCTGAATCTATTGATAGAAATGAATTAAATGGTAGAATATTTATCAAACCAACTAGAACGTTAGAATATATTAACATTGAATTTAATATTACTAACACTGGTGCTAACTTTGACGATATTTAAAAAATAATAAATTAAGGGGGGATAAAACCTCCCTTATATAATAAAAAAAATGATATGAGTAGGTTAAAAAAATTAAAGAGACAGGCAATAAACGAAGCCAATAAAAGAGTTTTAAATGAACAAAATGTAGATGAAATGCAAGAAATAGTTATGGGTTGTATTATGGAGAATACTTCTCTTAGTGATATCGCAACTATTCCACCAGCGTGTATTGAAATGGTAATGAAACAAGATCCTACAAAAGCATTAGAATGTGGTATGGCAATGGATTATGAAGACTTACAAATCATTTTATCTAAATTAGAACCAATTTCTAAATGTGTTATGGAAAAAATTGAGATGGGCGATTTATTTCAAGGTGAAAACCCTTTTGGAATATAAAAGAGTTTATTAATATTATAACCCACTTTATGTGGGTTTTTTTATGCCGTTAAATATTTATTAATATGAGATTAAAATTAAATCAAAGACAAAAGAGTTTATTAGTTGAATTTAAAAAACGAGCATATTCTTTTGATTGGGATGATAATATTTTGTTTATGCCTACACAAATACATTTAGAAAAAAAAGTGGGTAGTAAATGGGTTCCTGTTTCTATATCTACTGAAGAATTTAGAGATGTTAGAAAAGATATTGGTAGTAAATATAGATATGTTGATAATAGTATTATAAAGTCTTTCGAAGATTTTAGGGATTATAACGCATTTATAAGAGATACTAAAGAATCGTTAAGGAAAAAGTCTTTTGGACCTAGTTTTAATAAGTTTATAGAAGCTTTAATGTATGGTAATGACTTCTCTATTATAACTGCACGTGGAAACCCACCTAACGCAATTAAAGAAGGTATAAAGGTAATAATAGATACTGTTTTTACTGAGGAACAAAAAGAAACTATGTTATCTAATCTACATGGGGTTACAATAGAGGAATATTTGAATTTACAAGACTACTATCCTGTTACTTCTACAGAGTTTATAAAAAACTTTGATGCCGATGCTAGTGCTACTAATCCCGAAGTAGGTAAAATGATTGCATTGAAGAATTTTGTTGATAGGGTGGTTAATGCGGTAGAAAAAATAAAGGATGATCCAACTTATAAAGGTATAAGTATTGGGTTTAGTGATGATGATTTAGGTAATATAGAAAGTGCTGAGTTATATATTGAGGAGGAGTTGAAATTACTTTATCCAGAGGTTAATTTTTTGGTTTATGACACTTCTGACCCAGAAAATCCAAAGAAAAAAAGAATTATCATCAAAAAATAATGTTTTTTTCAAAAACTGAATATTTATAATTAAAGAATAAAACAACAATATAAAAAAATAAAATTATGGCAGATTTATTAATGAGAATGCCGGTTCCTTACGAACCATTAAGAAAGAATAGGTTTATCTTTAGATTTCCTGATGAATTAGGTATTCAAGAATGGTGGGTATCTACTGGTTCTAGACCAAAATATACTAGTTCCGAAGTAGAAATACCTTTTTTAAACACCTCAACGTTTGTTGCAGGTAGATTTACATGGGATTCTATAACAGTAGAATTTAGAGATCCAATCGGTCCTTCAGCGACACAAGCATTAATGGAGTGGGTAAGACTACACTCTGAATCAGTAACTGGTAGACAAGGTTATGCGGCAGGTTACAAAAAAGATGTAGAATTAGAAATGTTAGATCCAACAGGTGTAGTAGTACAAAAATGGATTTTACAGGGTACACAGATTAACGATGCAGACTTTGGTTCTTTAGGTTATTCAGATAACGAATTAGCAACCATAAGTGTTGGGTTTAGATTTGATAGAGCGATAAACGTATTCTAATTTTATTTTAATACATAAAAATTTTATAAATAAGCCGTTATATGCGGCTTTTTCTTTGCCTTTTAATATTTATAAATAAAAACTTTTTTATTATGAAAAAAAATTTTAATACACTAAACGAACAAATGTTACGAATGAAGTCTTTATTTACAGAAGAAAGACTATATGGTAACTTAATAATAGAACAAGAACCAAATACAACAGACAATACTGAAAAAGTCGAACCAAAAACTGATGCAGAATTAGAAAAAGGGGGTTGGTCAAAGGATAAACCGAAAGAAAATATAGAAAATTATAATACCACTGAATCATCGGATTCGAAAACAACTTGGTATAAATCAAAAGATGAGGTAAGACTAAATCGTGAAAAAGAGGCGGCAAAATTAAAAAAACAACAAAACAAAGAAGCTTTTGATAAATGGGTTAAAGAAAATGTACCCCCAGAAGATGGGTGGAATAACGCAACACAGGATGATACTCACGAAAAAGATACTAAGAATTATGAATATAAGACACATAAGGCTACTGGTACAGAATTTTATAAACCATATGAAAAAGGTAACTTAAGTAAAAAAGATAAAAGATTTAATCAGTGTAAAAAAGTTTTAAGAGATTTAAATAAGGACTTTTTAAAACTTGGTTTTGGAAGTGAAACTGAGTTTATGAAAAATATCTCCACAGAAGATAATAAAGATATTGACGATAATAGGATTAAACAGTTACAATATTGTATTAAATATAATGGAAAAAAATTAAAAAAGTTTCCTAAATTTAATAATCTTGTATCTTCGTTTGAAGAAGTCTATCCAAATGGTTATGTCGAACCACAAGTGGCTAGTGATGATAAAAAGAAAAAGGTTAAAACCCCTAAAAGTTATCGTATAAATAATCGTACTATACTAAAACCATCAAAAAAGTCAAATAGAGTATTTACCTTATACGGTGAACGTGGAGCAGAGGTGGCATACGAAAAAGATGGTAAATGGATTATTTCACCTGGTATAGAAAAAAAGGTACTTTCAAAAATAAAAGAAATTAGAGGTCTAAGTTCAATTACTAAACCTACAATCCTTAAAGGTAAACCAGAGCGTATCGAATTTCAAATATACGGAAAAAGATAAAATGTAGGTATGAAAGTTATTATTACAGAATTTCAATTTAAAAATTTACTTCTTAACAATAAGAAAACTATTCGTATTAGTGAATCTCAATATGAAAGACTTTTACTTAATGAACAAGGAAGTGCTGATTTCTATATCGATAATTACTCTATGGGGTTAGTAGATAAACATCGCGGTAGACCTCACGGTAGTACTATGCGTGACTATAAAAAGCAACAACGTGATCAATTGGTTGCGAATTGGGAAGATCTAAAAAATTTAAACCTACAAGATGAAATGGTTAATGCAATGGCTTGGTTAGATAAAAATATTGGTAGACCAATATCCAACTGGGCAGATGATAGAGGAAAAGAATGGGATCATTGGGTAAAATATGGTTTACCATATATTAAACGAGATTTAAAAAGAGCTTTTGGTGAAGATGTCACTGAAGGGTTTGGTATGTTTTGGGATCATATGACCACACCATCAACTTATGTCCCTATAATGGGTGGTCTGGAAGAAATGTGGGAGACTGTAAGTGATCCACAAAGTTATAAAGACGTTTTATTAGGGTTTAAAAAATTAGGTGAGTGGTATGCTAAACAATTTACAGATTTAGTTGAGTGGTTTGGTACATGGACTTGGAAAGACTGGGTAGATCTAGCAGCAATTATATTATATTGTATACCTACACCATTAACTTGGGCAATTGCAACCGGCCTTGAGGTTATTACTATTGGTGATTCACTAATTAAGGGAGATTTATCAGATGCAGGATGGAGAGCATTAGGATTAATAGGTGGTGCTTTATTATCTAAAGCTATCGGTGGTAGTTATAAGGTATCCCAAAAGACAATAGATGAAGTAACTACAATAACTACAAAGGCTACTAGAATTTATGAAAAAAGTGGTCAGAAAGCATATACGAAGTACATAAATGATGCAATAAAAGCGGCAGATGGAGAAACCGAAGCATTTTTTAGAAAATTAACGGCATATCAGACATCTAAATCCGTTCCTAAGTCCGTAGCGGATAATATGTCAAAAATACAAAAGGAAGTAGAAAGGATTTTAGGTGCACAATCTAGGGGTGAACTGAAATATGCAGGATGGTCTGAAAGAAAAATAATACAACATGCAACTGAACGTGTCGTTGGTAAGGGTACTTGGATAAACAGAATTTTTTCCCATGTTGCACCAGTTAATCGTCTTGAAAGAAAAATATTTTTAGGTTTTTATGGCGGTATTAATTTATTTGTATTTAACAGTTATCTAAGACAGTTAGGTATAACTAAAGAACAAGAAGATTTATTAAAGGAACAGATATCGGAGATGTATAACTTTGAGGAATTGTCTCCAGAAGAAAAACAAGAAATAATAGACATTGCAACATATAATCTAAAACATCAGATAATGTTAGAAAAAAACCCATCTGCAGTAGCACTGGGATATAAAATAGATAAAAATTGTACACCTATTAAACCCGGAAAATTTAAAATAAAAACCATTAGTGACAGTAGTTTCAATAACTTAAATAGTTATGGTACTGAGGTAAATGCTGGAGGTAATTATGAATATAAAGTAGTAATGAACAATAATGTACCTAATGATGAATCAGGTGTTTATATACGTGCAGCTAGTTTTAATGAGGGTGAGGACTTTGAATGGGAGACTGCTAATTGTGATGCATCTTTAAAAGTATTAAAAAAATGGTGTAAGACAACTAACCCTAATAGAAGAACAGATAAAGATGATTACGCCAAATGTATTAATTTATTTACAATGAAAATGAGTGATTTCCAAAAGGCAGCGGTTAATGTATTAGGTGGCGAAAAAATAAATAAAGTAAGTGACTTTACTAGAAGTAGGAAAAAAGTAGTAGTAGAAACTGATTGGCTTGGTTTGGATTAAAATATGAAAACAATGAAAAGTTTAAATGAAGAAATAAAAAGAATTAAATCATTATTTAATGAAACTAGATTATATGGAAATATGATTAGTGAAGGGGATTGCGATGATTGTAGTCAAAGTGAAATGATTAGTAAATTAAAAAGTGTTGGCTTTGATATCAGAAAAAAAGATAGTGTAGGCAATAATATGTGTGAAAGTTATAATATAAATAATTGGCAAGATGTTATAAATGACGTTAAATCTGTGGCATCATCGGAAAGTTTAGGTAGTGTTGAAATTTTTAAAGATGGTGGTTATGGTTGTTCATTGGCATTACAATTTACTAAAACATACTCAGGTAAATTAACCACTTATGTTATACAATTATGGGCTGACGGGGACTGGGTGGCAAGTAAAGAAAGATTGATAGGAGAAAAATTAGCGGTGATGAAGGATAAAGATGATAACGATGTTGAAGTAAATAAATTAGTTATATCTGGAGATTGGGAGTGGGAGAGTGATCATATAGAGTTTAAGGGTAAATTTGAAAAATATAAAAAAAACGTTGTAGATGCAGATGGCGTAATTATTAAAGTTGATTCTGACAAATATATTAAAGCACCATCATCATGGGGTAGATCATTAGTCTTTCATAGTTTTAATAAGTTTGTAGAAAACTTTACGTAATAAAAATATAAAAATAGTAAATATGAAAAATAGTAGAAATGAAATGTTAAGAATGAGAAAGCTTATGTTACATGAAGTAGGTGTTTCTGAATTAGAATGGACACCTAATAAAAAACTAATTTTAGAAGGTGCAACTAACCCAAGTAAAATTATCGATGCATTATCGGGTATATTTACCGCTTCAGGTAAAAATTTAAGTGCAAAACAAATGGATGATTTGGGTGAAGCAATAGTAAGGGGTACTGCATTTGATAAAATTGCTTATAGTACTGAGGCACTTGTAGAAAACCTTTATAAACTTATAGATGACGCACCAGACGTAATAAGATTAGGTGATGACCTTACTAATTCAGTAAGAAATAATATGAATGACTACATTAAAAAAAATAATTTATTTAAAGGAAAAGGTGGGGTAGCTAAACACTCAAAAACCGTTGACGATATAGTCGTAACTATAAATGGTGTTACTAAATCAATTGGTGAACATATTGATTCAGCAATGGATCCAATAGTTAGAGATTTAGATGCTGCTGAAGAGTCTATTAAGAAAATCTTGTCGGATGAGGATTTTCTTGGTAATCCTAACATTAGTGCAGATGAGGCATTCGCAGAAATAGAAAAACAATATAAAAATTCTTTAGATTTAGTTGACCCTGATGGTAATCTATTAAGAAGTGCAAAAGGGGAATATAAACTTTTTCAGGAGGGTTATACTCACGCATTAAGGACGATGGATGAGTTATCTGATGCGACTAAAAAATCTAAGGCTAATATACAGAGGGCTAAAGCACAAAGAAAAGTAGCTGCTAAACAATACTCCCAAATGATACATGATAAATTAATTCTTTGGTTTGAAAGAGTTGTTGCTATAGGTGGTAAAACCATTGCGGATTTTCCTAAAATGGATAAAGCGTTGCAATTGATATCTAAATCAATAGGTGCATTTAAAGCTTGGTTAGAATTTGGTGCTGAAGGTTTTAGATTTTGGACGGAACATAAATGGAATCTTAAAAAGATTATTAATTTTTCAGGCGGTCCTGAGTCAATACCTGTTTTTAACCTTAAAACGT